GAAAAGGATGCTTGCTATAAGAAAGTCAAGTCTCGTTATTCTGTTTGGCCAAGTGCGTACGCATCTGGTGCTCTGGTTAAGTGCCGCAAAGTTGGTGCTGCAAACTGGGGTAATAAGAGTAAGAAAGAAGAGTTTGAGGGCAATCTCTCATTCTCACAATTTAATGAGAAAGCAAAAGCATGTTGGGATACTCACAAAAAAGTGGGTATGAAAATGAAAGGCGGAAAGTTGGTAAATGATTGTCGTCCTAAGAACGAGGAAGTAACCAATGAAGGAGCAGCCTGGACCAAGAAGTCAGGAAAAAACTCCGAAGGAGGACTCAACGAAAAAGGACGAAAGTCTTACGAAAGAGAGAATCCAGGATCAGACCTTAAGGCACCAAGCAAGAAGGTTGGAAATCCCCGTAGGAAATCCTTCTGTGCTAGAATGAAGGGTATGAGAAAAAGACAGAAACCATCTAATAACACTGGAGATGATCGTCTGTCCAAGTCCCTGAGAGCATGGAATTGTTGACAAATTGTGTCAACATGCTACACTAAATAAGTAAACCCACTATACAAAGGATACTGCATTTATGACTGATCCAAAGGAAGTTTCGTCTTTTTCCATGGAAAGGAAAGAGTGCGAGAAATGTGGTGCCGTTTGGTTGAACGGTCAACATATGTGGACAGGAACTGGTCAGAAAGGTAACGAGTTGGATCTGGCTGGACTTGTTTGCAACAACATTTCAAAAGAAGATCCAGATTACAATAAGTGTATAAACACTAGTCGTGGAAAGGTAGGTGGTGATACTTGGGAGTATCGAAGAGGGTATGTAGATGGTCAGTTAGATGCTATGATGTCAAAGTCAAAGAATCCTGACATTTAGGATTAAATAATACTTAAAGGGGAAACTTCATTGGGTAAATAGTCTTAGATGCTATTTAACTTAATGAAGTTTTTTATTGCTTTATTCGCTTCGTTATTTCTTGCCTTCCCTGCATGGGCAGTAGATGTACAAATGGGTTCCAATGGCAATCTTGTGTTTGATCCTGCAGAGGTTACTATCTCAGCTGGTGAGTCTGTTCATTTTATTAATAATATGCTCCCTCCTCATAACGTTATCATTGAGGATCATCCTGAGTTAGGTCATGAAGCCCTTGCAATGATGCCTGGTGAAGAGTTCGACGTTGCATTTTCTGAAGCAGGTGACTATACTTATTGGTGTGGTCCTCACAAAGGTGCTGGTATGGTAGGTACGATTCACGTCGAATGAATCCAGACCAAAAGAGGGAATTTTACAAATCACTCAGAGAGCGGATTCACCAGTTAAGGATGGATCATCTCTTTGAGGAGCCTTGTCCCTTTTATGAACCTGAGTGGGAAGAAGACCACTATTGGGACTGTCGATTAACTTACGACTACGAAGATGGAGACTCTTAACAAATACGTCTTAGACCTTACGGTCGCAATACTCGACTTCTTATACAGAGGTCGGGACTATCAAAGGTTTTGGGTGCTTGAAGAAATTGCTCGGGCACCCTATTTTGCATTTTTGAGTGTGTTACATTTTAGAGAAAGCATGGGACTTCGCGGTCCTGAGCATCTATATTTGATGAAACAGCACTTCGATCAATCAGTCAATGAAACAGAACATCTGGAGTATATGGAGAGCAGGGGCGGTAATGATTATTTTATTGATCGCTTTGTCGCCAAACACCTCGTCCTTATCTATTATCTGCTACAACATACGCTAAGTATCTTGCGTATAATGGAGACGATGAAAAGATCCTTGAGATCTTAAACGATGAGTTGCAACATGCTCACGAACTACATAAAGCAATCAAACTAATCGCATGACAAAGAAATTTTTCCCCGACTTTACTCAGCAAGACTATGATAAAATCATAGAATGTGTTGAGCATCGCCAAGGACATTACATGGTCGGGGATGCTGTATATAACGAACTTGGCGCACTTGCATCAGAACTAAAACATCGCCGTCAATCGGCAAGACCATTCGCATGTTGAATTATGAAAGTAGGAATGATTGGATTAGGTCGTATGGGCGAGGGTATGTCTCGCCGTATGATCAAAGCAGGAATTGAAGTTCATGGGTATCGTAACAATGTTAAAAAGGCTGAAGAACAATATGAGGAGGGTTATATCAGTGGATTTACCACTTCTCTGGAAAACCTTGTTCAAGTAGTACACAGTCAAGATGGAATGGTCGGTAAGGCACCTGGTGTCTTTATGATGGTTGTTCCAGCAGAAACAGTAGAGGATACACTTAATGAGTTATTACAGTTTTGTGGTGAGGGAGATATTATTATTGATCACGGCAATAGTAATTTTAAGGACTCTCGCAGACGGGCAGAAAGGCTTGCTAAACTGGGCATGTCATATATTGACTGTGGCACTAGTGGTGGTGTTTACGGTCTGGAGCGTGGATACTGTCTTATGGTTGGTGGTGCAAATCGCCTGCGCTCCAGTCTTTAGGGCACTTGCACCAGGTATCGGAAGTGCTGCCAGAACTAACCCTCTAGACTATGAGACATCTGCTGAGCATGGTTGGTTGCATTGCGGACCACCAGGAGCAGGTCACTTTGTAAAAATGGTCCACAACGGAGTTGAGTATGGAATCATGCAAGCATACGCAGAAGGATTTAATATCCTGCATGAAGCTAATGCTGGGTCAGCTTACGTTAAAGCGGGCGATGCTGAGGTTGCTCCGATGGAGAATCCAGAAGATTATTGCTACGATATTGACTGTGCTGAGGTGGCTGAGTTGTGGCGTCGCGGTAGCGTGGTCGGCAGTTGGTTATTGGATCTTACTGCGGATGTACTACGGGGCAATACTGAGCTTAATAAGTTCGATGGAGGAGTTTCCGATAGCGGTGAGGGTCGCTGGACTGTTCATGCCGCTGTCGATTTGGGTGTACCCACTCCTGTTATTTCTACGGCGTTGTTTGAGCGTTTTGAATCTCGTCGCTTGGGCGCATTCGCGTTCAAAATCCTTAATGGAATGAGGTATATGTTTGGGGGACACAATGTTCGCTGATGCACTCACATGGATTTCAATACCGTTTGTATTGGCCACAATATATTTCGGGTTACGAAAAGGTGAAAATTATTACTACGACTCAGATGATTACGATGGAAACGGAACCGCTCACTAGACGCATTGTTATTTTCGGCGCTGCTGGAGATCTATGTAAGAAGAAACTTATTCCAGCACTCTATGAGTTATGGAAAAAAGAACTTCTTCCAAAAGATATTTTGATTGTTGGAGCATCTCGTAGAGATCTTTCTAAAGATGTTTGGTTAGAGAAACTCGGAGATTATCCTGAAGAGTTTACTGACTGGTTAGATTTTGTTTCTTGCGATCTTGACTGCCAAGAGAGTCTGATGAAACTTCATGATGATAGTGCAGACACTACTTATTTCTTATCTGTTCCACCAGAAAGGTATGAAAATGCAATTATCAATCTTAAAGAAGCTGGGTTCTTGGATGACCCAGATCACTCCAGAGTGGTTATCGAAAAACCCTTTGGGCACGATTATAAATCTGCTGGTCATCTACAGTCTGTGGTGGAGCGACATTTACGCGAAAAACAAGTATATCGCATTGACCATTATCTTGGCAAAGATACTGTTAATAACATACTTGCTACTAGGTTTAGTAATATTCTGTTGGAACCACTTTGGAACCGTCAGTATATAGAAGAAATTCAAATCTTTGCAACTGAGACTATTGGTTGTGAAGGTCGTAGTCAATACTACGAAACTTCTGGTGCAGTTAGAGATATGCTTCAGAACCATGTTCTTCAGGTTCTTGCGCTAATTGCTATGGAAGCACCATCCCGTATGAATGCTAGGGAATTAAGACGTGAGAAGACAAAAGTCTTAGCCGCCACTAGAATGTCACCGTCCATTATTTTAGGTCAATATGAGTCGTATCGTTCTGAAGAGGGTGTTGATACTAACAGTACCACTCCTACCTATTTTGCTGGCACTTTATTCGTCGATAACTGGCGTTGGCAAGGAGTTCCTTTTAACGTAATGACAGGCAAGAAGATGCCATATGGGTGCGTAGAAGTTGTCATCAAACTCAAAGCACCTCCTCTCAATTTGTATGATGGTGAAACCAATGATCGTATCGTTATGCGTTTACAACCAAATCCTCATTTAGATATTCGTATGGATATCAAATCTCCTGGATTGGGTGATGATGTTGAAGAGGCAACTTTAACACATGCATATCCTCAAGATAGAGCGATTGATGGTTATGAAAAACTTCTTTATGATGCACTCAATGGAGATCAATCTCACTTTGTTCATGCAGATGAAGTAATGGAATCTTGGCGTATTGTTGATGACCTTTTATGTGTGGGTGATCAATGTCAGATTCGCACAGTGCCCTACATCTATATGGGTGGTTGGGGACCTGACCATAAGATGCACCATCTAGGAATTAATTGGGATTATCCAGCATGAGAACTACCATACATGAGTATCTACTAGCATTTTGCATAGGATTCGCATGTATGTTTGTCCTTGCACAGGATGAAATTAATCGTTTCAAAGGTTGTCCTATACCAGAGTATTTTAGAGATGCACCACGTTCAACTGTTCGTTAGAGCAACTATGCAAACCCCATGGGCACTAGGTGTTATGGGGTTTTTCTTAGTATTTGTTCCTATTATTGGTATGCACCTAGTACATAAATATGGATGGGAACATTGGGAACCTTTTAGTCATCATGAATCTCCTACTCCGCCCCCTGAATGATATAAATGACCCCGTATGGAGTGTGATCTTCTCGATCATACTCCTTCTTATTGGAGTTTCATGGGTCATCAGATATATACTACTAGTTGATACTAGAGAGGCACAAGAACATGGGAGCCATGACACCCCCAAACAGGAAGAGTTGTTACAACTTCCGAGTGACCGAGATCAACAGAGTTCTTGACGGAGATACGATTGATGTCACGATCGATTTGGGATTCGATCTTTACAAGAAAGAAAGAGTCAGAGTCGCAGGAGTGGATACTCCAGAGAAACGTACCAGAGACTTGGAGGAAAAGAAACTTGGACTCGATGCAACCGTCTGGTTACAAGAAAAACTCGAAGGTGCTATTGAGGGTGATGATGATCTTGTTATTCGTACTGAACTTGTCGGTGGCGTCGGCAAATATGGCCGTCTTCTTGGTTGGTTATACATTGGGGACGGAGATGTGTCCCTCAACGAACAAATGATTGAAGAAGGTTACGCTTGGGCATATGATGGCGGAACCAAGCAAAAGAATTTTGAAGAATTGCGAGAGATTCGTAGAACGCATGGGACACTTGTATGAGCACGACTGAACAATATCTTGGTAATCCTAATCTAAAGAAAGCGAACGTTGCTACAAACTTTACTCCTGATGAAGTTCAGGAGTATATTAAATGTTCTGAGGATCCTGTATATTTCATTCAAACGTATATCAAGATTGTCTCTCTAGACAAGGGTCTGATTCCGTTTGACATGTATGATTTCCAAGTCGATATGACTAGGAAGTTTCATGATAATAGATTTAATATTGCCAAATTACCCCGTCAGTCTGGTAAGTCTACGATTGTTACTTCATATCTTCTTTGGTATGTTTTATTCAATCAAAATGTTAATGTCGCTATCCTAGCAAACAAGGCAGCAACCTCTCGTGAAATGCTGCAACGATTACAACTGTCTTATGAAAACCTCCCCAAATGGCTCCAGCAAGGCATCCTCCAGTGGAACAGAGGTAGTCTGGAACTGGAGAATGGAAGCAAAATCATGGCTGCATCTACTAGCTCTAGTGCCGTCAGGGGTATGTCTTTTAATGTTATTTTTCTGGACGAATTCGCGTTCGTTCCGAATCATATCGCTGACCAGTTCTTTAGTTCTGTCTATCCTACTATTTCTTCTGGTAAATCAACAAAGGTTATCATCATTTCTACCCCACACGGGATGAATATGTTCTACAAGCTTTGGCATGATGCTGAAAGAAGTAAGAATGAATATATTCCAACAGAGGTTCATTGGTCTGAAGTTCCTGGTAGAGATGCGAAATGGAAAGAGCAGACTATTGCAAACACTAGTGAACAACAATTTAAAGTTGAGTTTGAATGTGAATTCTTAGGATCTGTTGATACATTGATCTCTCCTAGTAAATTGAGAGTTATGCCATATCATGATCCAATTGCACAAAATAAAGGTCTTGCAATTTATAAACGTGCTGAACCAGAGCATAATTACATTTTAACTGTTGACGTTGCGCGTGGTACTAGTCAGGATTATTCTGCATTCTGTGTTATGGACACTACGACAGTGCCATATGAAATGGTTGCTAGATATAAGAACAATGAAATCAAACCAATTGTTTTCCCTAACATCATTGTAGATGTAGCAAAGAACTATAATAATGCTTACATCTTATGTGAAGTAAATGATATTGGTGGACAGGTTGCAGATATTATTCAATTTGATTTGGAATATGAGAACTTGTTAATGGCAGCAATGCGCGGGCGTGCAGGACAGCAGTTGGGTCAAGGATTCTCTGGTAAAAAGACTCAGTTAGGTGTCAAGATGTCCACTGCAGTGAAGCAAGTAGGATGTTCCAACCTAAAAGCATTGATTGAAGAAGATAAACTAATCATCCCAGATTATGATACTATCGCAGAACTAACTACATTTATTGTTAAAGGTCAATCGTTTGCCGCAGAAGATGGATGTAATGATGACCTTGCTATGTGTCTTGTTATCTTTGCATGGATGGCAATGCAGGAATACTTCAAACAGATGCATGACAATGATGTTAGGCAGCGCATCTATGATGATCAGAGAGATGCTATTGAACAAGACATGGCTCCGTTTGGGTTTATTAGTGACGGAATGGATGATGAGTATTTTGCTGATGCACAAGGGGATGTGTGGCAAGTCGCGGAATATGGAGATAAATCCTATATGTGGGAGTTTAGGTGAAGATTGAAAAATATAAATAATCTTAGACAACCGATACTGGTATCCCCTTTAAGGAGTTATAAGACATGGCAATTGCACAAAACTCGCCTGGAGTAGTATTTCAGGAAAGAGATCTAACTACAACTTCGTCGGTCCCCTCTGCAAATGTAGGTGTTATTGTTGCACCTTTCTCTCAAGGACCTGTTGAAGAAATCGTAACTATTATTTCCGAGCGCGAACTGGTTGAGCGTTTTGGCGAACCCAACGCATACAACTATGAGTACTGGTTTACCGCTGCTCAGTTCCTTAGCTACGGCGGAACCCTGAAAGTTATTCGCGTTAATAATTCTGCACTGAAGAACGCAGTTGACACTGGAACTGCTCCTCTGATTAAGAACAGAGATGAGTATGAGTCAACTTATGAAGGTGCAGCAAACACCTGGAACTGGGCTGCTCGTGAACCTGGTGATCTGCTTGAATCGGTTGGTATCTTTGTAACTGATGCTGGTGCAGACCACATCGCAGTTGTTCCCGCTCCTGGTTCTGGTAACGAGCATGAGTTCGTTATTGGTGAAGCAGTTAGTGCAGCATCTGGTGCTGCTGGTAAAGTCTTTAAGTATTCTCTCCTTCTCGATGTTGAGAACATCGTAGGTTCCTTTACTCCTGGCACCTCTACCACTGTCGCAATTTCTGGTTCTAACGAAGCAGTTACTGTTGTAGGATATGATGCTTCTAACAAGAAGCTCGAAATTGAACTTCCTGCTGGTGGTGTTACTGGTATTATCGCTGCTGGTCAAACTATCACTCAAGGCACTAACACTTGTGATATTGCTACTGCTGGCATTGAGCGTAGACTTTATATTGCTCTGGATAAAAGTAGTATCAGTTTCGCTGCAAATGATGCAGTCGCTGATACTAACTCCACTAGCATTACTATCACTTCTGTCCGCACTGAGTATAATGAGCGTGAGTATCTGCCTGGTTTGAAGTGGGTCAACGTTGGTCCTCGTCCTGGCACTTCTCAGTATACCCTTGATCAAGGTGGTCACCGTGATGAAATGCACGTCATCATAATTGATGTTGATGGTAAGATCACTGGTACTCCTGGTCAACTTCTTGAGCGTTACATCAATGTTTCTAAGGCATCTGACGCTAAGACCACTACTGGTGAGGTTAACTACTATCCTACAGTAATTTTACAAAAGTCTAATTACGTCTACTGGGGTGAGCACGAGATTGATGCTAGAACTTTCGCAGTAACTGCAACTGCTTCTGATGGCACCTTCGGTCAAACCGCTGCTTCCCGTCAGTTCAACCTGTTCCAGTCTGCTGCTGGCACCACAGATTATCCTGCTGGCGCTGTAACTGTTGGTTCTAAGAACAACGCAACTTACTACTACCGTCTTGCAAATGGTATTGACTATCCCGTTTCTGGTGGTTTCTATAACATCGGCAACTCTGATATTTCCACAGCATATGACCTGATCCTCGACTCTGAAGCACAAATCATTGACTTCATCCTCACTGGTCCTTCTGGTGCTGATGATGCAGCTGCTATTGCTAAGATCAGCAACCTGATCACTATTGCAGAGTCTCGTCGCGATTGCTTGGTATTCGCGTCTCCTCGTCGTGGTAATATCGTTGGTGAAAGTAATCCTGCTACGGTTACAACTAACATCATCGGTTTCATGGATCAGATTCCTAGCTCTTCTTACATTGTTCTGGATTCTGGTTACAAGTATATCTACGACAAGTACAATGATGTTTATCGCTACATCCCTTGTAACGGTGACGTTGCTGGTCTTTGTCTGCAAACTGCAGTTCAGACCGATCCTTGGTTCTCCCCCGCTGGTTTCACCCGTGGTGTTCTGAACAACGCAATCAAACTTGGTTACACTCCCAACAAGGCTCAGCGCGATCAACTCTATTCTGCTCGTGTCAACCCAATCGTTTCTTTCCCTGGTCAGGGCATCGTTCTTTACGGTGATAAGACTGGTCTCTCACAAGCATCCGCATTCGACAGAATCAACGTCCGTCGTCTGTTCCTGACTATTGAGCGTTTCATCTCTAGTGCTGCTAAGACTCAACTCTTTGAGCAGAACGATGAAGAGCAACGCACATTCTTCAGAAACATCGTCGAACCTTATCTGCGCGATGTCCAAGGTCGTCGTGGTATCACTGACTTCCTGGTGAAATGTGATGCTTCCAACAACCCTCCTGAGGCAGTTGATCGTGGTGAGTTCCAAGCAGACATCTTTGTCAAACCCACTCGCACTATTAACTACATCAGTCTGAACTTCGTCGCTACAAGAACTGGCGTCGCATTCTCTGAGATCGCAGGATAATAGATCCGCAAAATAACACGATTTCAGACCCCCTAAAAAGGGTCTGAAATTTTTTGTTTCTATAAATAAACATAGCACCAAAGATACGGAAGTATTCTCATGTCCCAGGAAAATATCAATAGGTTTAAGTCAAAGGTTAGTCAAGGTTTCGCTAGACCTAACCTTTTTGAAGTCGTCATGGCTTTTCCCGACGCACTGAATGTTGAGAGTGATCTCAGAAAGAACTGTCAGTTCCTTGTCCGCGCTGCTCAGATTCCGTCCTTCCAGTTGGGTATCATCGAAGTTCCTTATCGCGGTCGTACTCTGAAGATCGCTGGTGACAGAACCTTTGAACCTTGGACTGTTACTGTCATGAACCCCAATGACTTCAAACTGAGAAATGCATTTGAAGATTGGGTAGACTACATCCAAGCGCCTGAAGCAAACTTCCAGACTGGCGATGGTCTTGACTATTATAAGGATCTGAGAGTTCACCAACTGTCTCGCGACGAGCGTAAAGGTAAGTCCGCATCAAGAATTCGTTCTTATAAGTTCGAGAACTGCTTCCCCAGTAATGTTTCTAGCATCGATCTGGACTATGGTAATAATGACGCAATTGAAGAATTCACTGTTGAATTCCAGGTTCAGTTCTCCAAAGCAATCAACGAAGACGACTGATTCGTAGTCTACTAAATAGACCAGGACCAATAATCGTATAACATAATGTCGAATCAGCTCTTCGGTTTTTCACTTGAAAGAGCAAAGAAGGTCCCCAAGGGACCTTCTTTTGTTCAAAAAGATTCCATGGATGGTTCGCAACCTATTGTAGGCGGCGGATACTATGGTTATTCCGTTGATTTTGACGGAACTATTCGTAATGAGCATGAACTAATCACCCGTTACAGGGAAATGGTTTTGCAACCCGAGTGCGATAGTGCCGTTGATGATATTGTCAACGAAACAATTTGCGGTAATTTTGATGATGTTCCTGTAGAAGTAGAACTATCAAACCTAAAGCAATCAGATAAAATTAAAAAATTAATTAGAGAAGAGTTTGAAGAGATTCTTCGTCTTCTTGATTTTGAAAATCGTTCGTATGAAATCTTCCGCCGTTGGTATGTTGACGGAAGATTATTCTACCATAAAGTAATCGATCCTCAAAATCCTCGCCAAGGTCTTACGGAACTTCGCTACATCGATCCTCGTAAGATTCGCAAGGTAACAGAATATCAGCAAAAGCGTCCTGAGGAACTGCGAGGTGTAGATCTCAATACTCAGTTGACAAGAAAGAGTGCTGAGTATTTTCTGTACAATCCAAAGGG